TGTCTTTAACTTAAGATCAGAAATACCGCCATAGCTATTAGCCTTGTTCTCCCAATCCCCATTGGAAAAGCAGACTGCTTTTCGTTCAGTGGAATCGAGGATATCTATAAAAGTTGTTGTCTCATTGTTGTTCGATGCACCACTGAGGTGGATAAAGAGTCCATAGGAATTGCCCGAAGATGAATTCTCCAAATACGCTGTCTGATTAGCGTGAGGAGATACCACATGGAAGCGTGTCGTAGCATCAGGCGTGGTTCCTATGCCAACGTCTCCACTCGCCTCAATCCTCATTCGCTCTGTTGCTGTTTCCGCACTACCAGCCGTGGTCGAAAATAAGATACGCCCCGGCATGTCTCCGGTTCCCGGTGTGCCATCCACTTCAAATTGTATCTGTGCGGCTACGGCTTCAAGGTCCGTCCCGTCATCACCGTATGCGATGATGTTTCCCAACTCTTCACCGTCAGTCACTACGGTATGCGATCCGATGGTGCCGTTCCCACCTTTTACGAATGCCAAAATCGGCGAACCCGCTGTGGTCGCTGTGGCGCTAAATGCGGCCAACATCAATGAAGCATCTGCCGCCGCCGTGCCGAGAACTTGAACCTCTGGCACCAGATCGGTGGCCCCATCGCCAACGGAGATCGTTTCTTGTGACGCGTTTCCTACAATCAACCCGTATCCATTTCCGACTACAACATCGCCACCCGCAGTAATGGTGGTGAACGTCCCTGCCGCCGCGGTATTGGCCCCGATAATTCCATCAATGTTCGTTGCCGCCAGTGTAGTGAAAGTTCCTGCCGCCGCTGTATTCGATCCTATGATTCCGTCTAGGTCCGTAGCTACGACATTACCAGCAACTGTGAGAGTGTTTGAAGAGTGTGTTACCGTAACATCACCACTGGCAAAGTTAAGAACTGCGCCAGAGGTAAAGAACATATCATCGCCGACATAGGCATCCAGTACCCAAGCAATGCCTCCAGCGGTCTTCAGACTTGCCGCCGTAGTAGACGTAGCGTTAGTGTCGTCGCTGGTAGATATAACCCCTGATCCGGTAACGCTCGTTCCCGCTATTGTGGTAAAGGTTCCCGCCGCCGCTGTGTTGGAACCGATGATTCCGTCTAGGTCCGTAGCTGCGATATTCCCATTAACCGTCAAAACTCCCGCAGAGTGCGTAACCGTAAGATTGCCAGCATTAAAATTAATAACGCCACCATCTGCTAAAAACAGATCCGACCACGCAGTGCCCGATGTTCCAAGTGCCGACCCATCGTTACTGGCTGGCTCAATGTTAGACGCAGTAACTACAACATCTTCGGTGCCAGCATTCAGGCCCAGCGCATTGTTTCCGCCGCTATCAATCGTTGCCGCACCGGAGAACGACAGGCCCACAGCTGAGCCATTGTAACCCAAGCGCATACGCTCTGCTGCTGTCTCGCTATAAGCGACAGCAAAAACTAAATCAGTATCGTTTACCGTTGCTGAAAATGTATCATTTGATTCAGCATAAACAGATGCACATACCAAAAGGGCATCCGCGCCTGTTTCCGCGGGAGCACGAAAATCAATGCGCCCAAGAACATCATCATCGACCACGGTAGGTTCCGCAGTTGCCAATGTGAGAACAGTTCCGGCAGCTCCAAGGGTAGACTGTAGTGTCATCACCTCGGAATTGGTGCCGTCTGTCATCACCTTAAACGAAAACTCCCCATTTTCTGTCGTGGTTGCGTCAGAGACACACATAACATTCAAGGATGCAAAGACGTCCTGATTGTCGGCATCATCGGGCATCTTGAAGTCGATCCCGATACCACTGCTATTGTCGGTCATGTTGGTGCTGTCCGACGGGTCCCATTCAAGAGTCAAGTTTGTCTGAACAGCCGTAGCTGTAGCTCCCGTATCAAGGACCCTGACAGCGTTAAAATCCACGACTCCGGCTCCGGCCATTACAACGGAAGATGTTCCGTCGAGAACCTGCGCAAGGGCTGTGGTGTTTTCGTCTACCTCTGTGCCATTTATAGCGTCATTTGTAAGATCAAGGACGCTGTGATCTACCATTGAGTCGGCTACATTTGTTGCCATAATAATCTCCTAGGCCGCGGCCTTGCTTGATCTCATCTTCGACGCTACAACATATCCCTTTAACTTGAAAAACTTTGCAGACTCCATCAATAGCTGCAGTCCCATACCTCGCTGCACCACAGTAGGACGTATGCGCTCTCCAGCAAACCCTGTTCCTCCCCACGGCTCCACACCCCAATGCCCTACACCCCACCCTTTACCGCCGCTGAGGGTAAGGGGGGATTTATTTCCTATCGGTTCGCCAGCTGAATTTTTTGGGGCCTCCATTCCGGGCTGGCGCAGCATCCTGAGCTGCACCTTAACATCCTCACCTTGCCCCTCCAGATCCACAGAAGTAAAGATATATCCATATTTCTTTACCCGCTGCGGGGCCTTTTGGACGTGGTAGAGGCTCACAGCACGCGATACATAACCTGTGCCGTCCCATGTTGTGGGGGGCGCCCCGGTTTCGACACCCACATTCATTCGGTATACTCTTCCGTTGGTATCTCCGACATACTGGTAATATTTCGTGTTGTCCTCCACGAATATCGCCCCTGCCGTCAGGTTCTGCTTCCCCAAGCGCGTCCAGCGGGGCCGCCTGTTACCCTCGCGGGCCATATTCGCCAGCAGGCCAACCTGTGGATTTACAGCCGAAGCGGTAGGGTATTCTACAAGGTATTCAGCCCTGTCGAGGTTAAAGATTGCCCACGACACATCCATCCTGTCTACATTTCGAGCTTCAAGTATAGGCTTTATCCACCGCCCCAGCTCCCGCGGCTTAAAGCCCGAAGACACGCTCGACGGCATATATGCATCCACGCCGTGCTCGGAAATGTATATTAGCCAATCATCGCCGTTCGGCCCGCCCTCTTGAATCGTATGATGTGACACGCAGCCTTTTTTTGTGGACACATTCCGAACATTTATAGTAGAAAAGGCCGCTGTTGGGGAGATTCTGTATGTGCTGGCCCGCTTAAAGATAAACAGGTTGTTGGCAAAGGCTGCCAACCCCGTAATATCACCATCGAACCCGCGATATATATTGATAGAGCCTCCGCCGCCTCCAGCCGACCAGTCCTCGCAGTCATCGACTACGCTGTAGAATAGCGTGCTGCCACTCGCCATCCACACGCGGCCCTGCCACACGACAGGATAATTTCCAGTTGACGGGGGCGACCCACCAAGGGCCGTCACATCTGCGCCATTATACTTCACGGGGGCGTCAATTCCATTGCACGCAACAAGCAGGTCTGTCTCGGTTGTGGCTCCGTAAAAGTTCGTGGCAGACCATCGCGCATGGGCGCTTGTGCTGTTACCTGTTGCCCTCGCCCCGCCTTCCACGGCAAAGTCTGTGCCCGTATACTGGTAGAACTTGCCATCCGAAGACGTCGCCACAAGCCTCGTGCCGTTTTTGTAATCAAACAGCCCCGTAACTTTCCCGCCCATATCTGTAGACCCCAAGCGAGTAGCTCCGCGCATAGCCTGCGGGTTGTCGCTCTCGCGCTCGTAAACCATATTTAGCAAATCAAAAAACGCCCCACGGGGAGCCTCCGGGTCATTGGGAGCTGTGACGCGATATATCCCTTCACCTAGCGAATAGAAAAACTCTTCATCCCAGCCCATTACGATCTCCACGCACGCTTGTTATCAAAGGCGACTTGAGAGCGACCTTCTATGGTCCCCGCCGACCCTTGCCTATACGTCTGCACTTCGAGCTGATTATCGTCTTGATTGCTGCGGTTTTCTCGCGCCGTAAGGTCGCGAAGGGTGTCGGTGGCGCGAACCTCCCAATACTGCGTGCCCGCATCATTTTCATCATACCTGCTGGCTCTGGCGAGGACCCCCTGCTCTACGTAGTCGTAGGCTTCTTCTGGGGCGTCTCCGTCAAACAGGTCAGAAGAAAAGGTGGAGTTCTCCGTAAACTTCTTTACATACCAGAGTTCAAGATAGTAGTCATCATCGGGGTATGGGTTCACCAAAAACTGGGTGTTACCGCTGGAGTCACCCTCAATCTGCGCCATCATAGTGGGCTTACCGGAGGTGTTGCGGTAAAGATTCCCACCTGTTGCCGCCATAATCGTCTGCAAAGCTACGATGTCAATACTATAATTTGGACCTTGGCCGGAGATATTGCCGATCCAGTTCCCGCCATCGCCGTAGTTCGCCATGATGATCTCGTCAAAATCCGTCAACCCGGACATCGAATATGTGTCCTTGAAGATGGTATATGACGTTGTAGCGGTCGCTCCAGTGTAATTTCCGTCTATAGTGATGTTGTCGGGGCTGGAAGAGGTGCTTACGGCGGTTATCTTGTAAGCCGTGGTGTCGGACCCCACTATAATTTTCATGCCCGCAGCCACGCTACCGAAGTTTTCAGCAGCACTCCCGCTGGAGTCTTTGCTGGAAATCGTCGCGCTTCCCTGCGTCACCGTAACCTGTCCCGTAGTTATCGGGGCGGTAAGCTGAAGAGTGCCCCGCGTGAGGGCCCACCGTGCGCGAAACCGCGCCCGGACTCGCCGCACACGATTATTCATCTCCTCAATCATCTGCTGATGAAGGATATTCGTGGCGGCGAACTCAACAATCTCGGCGTCCCCGACCTCTTTCAGTGCTGCATTTACAATCGCTCCGACCGTTTTAGCCATTGCCCTTCCTTATACAGGTCAGCTTACCCGATACCAGACAAACAGGTTTATTTCGTCAGCGCTGGCGGCGCTGGTCGTCGTAATCACCAGATCCCCGGTGCTTCCTGCTGCCGTCTTTGCGATGCCGCCCCGACCATCCCATGTAGCGTCAATCTCCCCCTGCTTGTTCGTTACTGCCAGTGCCGAGGACATAATAAACTCGTTGGACGAAGCATCAAATTCCAGCGTAAACTCAATACCCGCGGTGCAGGTCCATGCGATCTTTTCTATAACAAGCGAGTTGGTATGGTCAAATCCCGCAGCCGACAGGTCTATAACTACGTGGTCGCTAAGATCAGTCCCATCGTCCCACACTGAGTTCCACGATATAAACCCCTTCTTCCCGATTTGGCGGTTATTGGTTTTTTCAACCCTTGCCATAGCGTCTCCGTAAGATTAGTAACAGCAGGGGCTTACGCCCCCACTGTTATTTTTTTGCCTTCTTTGCCTTCTTTACCTTTACAACTTTAAGCTCGGGCTCATCGAAAACACTTTCGACGTCATCCAGAGGGACGTCATGCCCAAGGCCAGTGACGGAAGAGTGGACATCTGCTGCTGTCTTGCCATCCTTCTTTGCCTGAGCAACTGCTTGCCGCAAAGTATCGCGATCCACCTTGTTCTCCTCTTAGGCGATATTCGGATTCGGGAGCTCGGAGATAGTACCATCAGCCGGAGCCGACACCTGTCCCGTAACCCCTGACAAACCCGTAACTGCCGTGGTAAAGTCGATAGAGTCTGCCAATGCGTTCGCAGAGGCGTGAACGTCGAGGCACGGACCTGAAGCCCCGGCTGCATACAAAACGCCATGACCTCCTGCCCCGAAGACGGAAACCCTATTCCCGACCATCAGGACGCTCTGAGCTGTAGCCACGACATTGATACACGACGCCCCGGCTGCCGCTGCGCTGTTCATGATGATGCAGTCGAATATCTTGGTGTAATCTGCTGCTGCCGAGATCCCCGTGAGCATCGTGTTGCCACTCACGGCGTTATCGTAGATCAAGCAGTTGGAGATGACGCAGTTCTCATTGGCGTCGGTGACCGTGATGCCAATGTCATCCAGATCGTGCAAGCAACATCCCTCGATACGTCCGTTGATAGCTACCTGCGTGCCGTCGCCTACGCGAATCGCGTTCGTCGTGGTAGCTGACCCCGCCATGTCGATGAACAGGTTGCGAAGAATAAAGTCCGGCGACGCCGTGCTGTCGGCGATGTCGATGAGGAACACGTCTGCCGTGGTATTGTTATGGTCCAGCGTCAGATCCTCAAGGATGACATTGGCAGCATCGACGGCGATCATCTCCACGGAAGCCGTGGCGCATGTTATAACGCTTGGGTTTCGGGTCTGTGGCCCTGTCGTCGTGTATCCCGTCAGGGTCACGTCGTCTTTCGTCAACGTCAAGGCTGCGGTGATAGTTACGCCGCCGGGGAGAAGAACAACGGTATCGCCTCGGCCCGCTACCGTCTTGTCAAGGGCCCCTTGGATTGTAGATTTCGGAGATTCTGGCCTGTCGCCTGTATAAGTATCAGAGGCTCCCTTGCCTTTATAGGCCGCGGTGCCACCGCCAACGAAGAAGACCTGACCTCCGGGCTTCTCAAGGTTCACCCATCGGTTATGAACTACTGTAAGATTTGCCATTACTGCTCCTATGAAGCGGGGGTTTGGCCGAAGCTACTCCCCCCTCTCTGATTGATTTAAGACCGTAATCCAACTACGGCCCGAGATTGCTCACGCACCTTCCGAGCCAAAGATTCCACGCGGATCAGCCCATCCCGACGACATCGAGAACATACCAGAGATTTTGTAATCCTTGGTGTCGAAGTCGTAGATGTGCTCGGTCCAGAAATCTTCGCGGATATAATGGAGCATGTGGTGGTCAGCCTTATCCGTGATAAGGAACCACGCGTTTGTATCCGTCAGGTAGTTCCATACAATCGGGATAAACCCTAGGTCTGACAGATAGTTAATCGCGTTGCTGTCGCTCTCGGGATCGTGCGTTGATCGCGTCAGCTCCATCGCCGTAAACTGAAGGTCCGGTGGGACCAGCAGATATTTCGGCTGCACTGTGATACGCTTTGAGCCGCCGTCACGGATATCCCTGAAGTCTATCGTCGCCTGTTCCAGCGAGGTCTTCGAGAGGTCAGCTGCGGTCGTCAGCTCATTTGCGTATGTCTCGCCATCTTCGCGAACATGCACCGAAGAGAAAAGCTCAATGCCGTCCGGCCCCGTATAGGAGGAGTCGAACCCGTTGTTGAAGTGATTGGCGAGGATCGTTTCTTCGGTCGCGTGTGCGGAGTGGCCCAATTCCGTGGCCTGCTCATCCATCACACCATACAACTCATCGCGCATCATATTACGCGTTGCTCTCATTCCCTTCGCGTAATCGACGTGCGTGAATGTCTGGTTGTGACCTTCGTTCAGGGAGTCATAATCAATCGACGCCCCTTCGGCTTTGACGTTCATCGTGCCAACGCCGCCGACGGTCTGTGAGTGCTCACGAAGCTGTGTAGACTCGTGAACATTAAAGATTTTCCGGCCAACGCGAGGGCGCTGCTCCCAAGCGTTGAATACCACCATATGAATACCACGAAGGGTAGTCAGGTTGGTATAGCCAGACGTAAATGCTGTCATTCCTGCCATTAGTCGTCTCCTTTAGGCTATACGCCCGTCTTACCCCAGATGTGGTCGTGGATCTGAACGCGCATATCGGCGTTCGCTGCGAATGAGTTTTCCGGGTTGTTCACGATGTCAAGGATGAGGAAGCCCGTAAGGGTTCCCGCCATCGTCCCCGACAGTTCGTGTCCCGATACATAAAGAGTAGCATCTCCCGTGCCAGCCACATGATCAGCGTAATTGCCGATATTCGTCTGCGCGGGGGTTCCTGCTGATTGCACTTCATACCTCTGGCCCGGATCGTCATACACGGGAATGTCTGACCCTGCTGTGCTGGCAGCAGAATACCCACCCGAAACCCCAATGAGGACTGCCGATCCTGCGCTGGCGGGACTGACATGGCCCGTGCTGACAAGATCAACGACATCATTAATAAAAACCGCTGTGCCGTCCGATGCAGGCTGATCGTAATGACCTACGTGCAGCATCGGAGGCTGAGCGATAAATCCCCGTGCATTATCATTATTTGCCACGGTAAAATCTCCTAACCTCTATTGAGACGCCCGCGGTCGATACGCAAGCCACCCCGTTCGGCGGCTTCTGCAAGATTGTTAGCCTGAGTCTTCGACAGGCCACGATTGATAGACGCATCATATATCTCCCGTGCGTTATTTGTCAGCGCACGGTCCAGTTCCTCTTTGCGGGAGATGAGCTGATGGTCTACCTTTGCCTGCTTGAACTCTTTCCGGTGCTTCACCAGCTGTGCCGGAGCCTCGACCAGAACCATCTCATTAGCCCTCATCGTCGAGTCTTCAGTGCTGTGCTGAAGCGGCATATCTACATCCTCCGGGCGCTTTGTCGTACGATAGCCCATGTCCTTATACCCCTGAACACGCCCTCTCGTCGCCCATCGGCCTTCCATGCCCTCAGCCTTCCAGCGTGCCTGCACCTGCGAAGGAACATATAGCTGGTTGAAATACGGATTTCCTAGGATCTCCACACCATCCTTCGTGACTTCGAGCTGATCGTCCTCGACCTTTCCGTCGTCGGACATTTTCTCCATCGCGCTGATGTCTTTGTGCATAAAGCCTACCGTCACGGCGGCGGGATGCTTACCCCGCATATGCCCCTTTAGCGGCCCCATCGTAGATCCCTGCTTTACAATCTCGCTTCTCCACCCACAGAAAGGACATAGGTAAGCATCCCCGTCCTTCTTAGCTTGCGTCCCACACCACGTAAGAGCCTTGTTAAAAAGCTCTTCGCCTCGTTTCGTTTCGTCCATTTCTTCCGCCATCGTCAGGCTCCTCTATATTGGCCGTGAATAAGCTCAGGAGACATGCCATCCGATGTCGGCGCGGTTCCTGCGTCTTCCCCATATCGCGTCAGCAGCGTCTCGTCATCCATACGGGCTATAGACGGGAAGTGTGCGTATTCGGAGCGCAGGCGTGCAAGCTTCGTCGCCTTCGTCTCGTTACGCGGTGCTGACGGTGGCCCCGGCTGCAAAGGCGTGCCGGGAGCCGAGGGTCTGTTTGAATTTCCTGCATACGGGCGAACTTCGCCCGCTTCCAAAAGCTGAGTGTTAGCAGTCTCAACAAGGCGGTCCACACTCTGACCCCAACGGGAATCTGCTTTCAGCAGATCAGCCATTCGGCCCTGAATCTTTCCCACCTCTTCCTGCGTATACATCCCGGATTCCTGCCATCCACTCAGTCGGGAGTTCTGCTGCATTGTTGTATTCATGCTCCCGAACTTCTGATCTACGAGGTTCGCCACCTGAGAGTATATCTCGTTAGTATTGACAGGGGCGATTCCCCGCTGCACCAAGGCAGCCTCCACGGTGGCGAGGACGGCCTCGTGGGCCTGATCTCCAGCCTCGCCATCACCAAACTTCTTCCGTGATTCATCGAGCGGCTGGGGTGCTGGCGTCTGCGGCTGATTGGTTTGAGCCTGTGCGACTCGTGCAATCTCCTGCGTCTGCTGCATCATTTGCTGCCGCTCTTGTGCAAACTGCTGCTGCTGCCTTGTTATTTCCTGCTTCAGGTCATTTTTTTCATCGTTGACCTCTTTGAAGCGTACGTATTCTACTGCTGGGTGATCCACGTTGTCCCCCTGCGCTGTCGCGGCAGGCTGCGAAGTATCAGGACTCATGTGGTAGGCTGTTGGAGCGGCTCCCGGCACCGGAGCCTGTGGAGTGCCTTCTCCACCTTGTTTTACGCCCGGATTATTCATCATCTACCTCACTTAAAACTTCTGATTCGTTGCGTTTCCAGTGGACACAGACTTTGCGGGAGTAGCTCCCTTCGGGTTTTTAGCCGAAGCTTTGCGTGGCTCATTATATCCTGCGCCGTCATTCCGCCGACCAGATTTCTTGGTTCCCTTCACCTGATATCACCTCCTAAGCGGTTAATAGGTAGCTCCCCGATTCCGTCTTCGGGTGACAACCTTGCCAATTTCCTTGGCTATCGACGCGAGTTCCTCCGGCTTCAGGTCCCGATACCAGAATTGGATCTCGCCTGTGTCGGTCTTGCGTGCGAAAAAATACTTCCCCTCGTTCACTGTGTTGCGAACAAAGAGGTCTTTCTGTACGTCAGTCGCTTGCTTTAGTGGCATCTTGTAGCATCTGCTGGGCCATCGTCATAACTTTGTCATAACCAGCGATAACCCCCGCATTTATGCGAATGGTCGTATCGGACTCGCCTGCTGCGGCGCGGTCGGCCAGCTTCTTCATTGCTGACTGGTGCATAGCGTTAATTCTGTTTTCAAACATCTCCCACCCCGCGGAGCTGAAGAAGTCACGAACCTCGCGCTGCTGTGTCGGCGACATCAAAACTTCGTTCCCGGCTCCGGGGAGAGGTCTTTGCGTTTTCCCTTCGCTGGCTTGCGGTAAGGGAGTTCATCTCGGTTCGATGGCGTCTTCGTCTTTTTCCCCTTTGGGGGCGTAGATTCCTTGTTCTTGTGGCTTTTCCGAACGTGGCTCATTTACAGCCCCATTGGTGGCGGTGCAGCCCCATTCGCTGCTGTCTGCCCCGCGTATGAGTCCATCATCGTCTGCCCTGTGCCAGAGGGGACATTCTGCAGTTGCGCGGCAGCGCGGCCATTCGTGGATTCATATGATCCCGTGGTTGCGCCCTCCTGCGGGGCTGCCTGCTGTGCAGCTTGCTGCATCTGCAGCTGCTGCATCTTCATCTGCATCTGCTGCTGCGTATGCTGGATGTGCATCATATAGCCCTGCATATTCGGCCTACCCATAGCGACATACTCCTCGCTTTGGATATGCGTGAGGTGTCCCTGCAGGTGCTGCTCATCGTTATCCATAGGATGCACCATCGCGGGGGCGTTATAGCCGTGTGCGTACTGGTCCATCTCCTGATTTTCCGTCTCAAAGCTTTTGGGCTCGGGGATGCCGAGGTCCTCTTTTCGACCTATGAACTTCTCAGGACTGCGGATACCTATTGACTGGAGGCTAAAGTGCAGGACCTCCCACATACGGTGGGGGCTCTGCATAACCAGAGGATTGTTCATCGTCATGCTTGCCACGGCCTGTGCCTGCTGTTGGCGTGTCGTCTGGCTAAAAGAGCCGTGGTTTGCGCCGAGCTTGAAGTCGTAGTCCCCGACCATCCGAAGCTCGTCTATCGACATCTCCGCATATTCTTCACTTTTCTCTTCCCCGTGCAGGCGGAAGGAGCGATGCTCGGGGCCGTATTGCAGCTCTAGGTTGAAGATCGTGCGGCAGAGGAAAGAGAAGGCTTCAGCGTCTTGCTGTAGCACCTCCGACATGCGTGCCTCGGCTTCTTGCTGTGTTCCTACAAAACCCGTCGCATGACGCGCCGAGGCTCCTTGCGTTGGTGACACGCCCAAAAACAGGTCGGTCACGCCCATGACGCGCTCTATTAGCGTCAGCAACAAGGTTTCTTCCTGATGGTAGAACGAGGTGATATTCCCAAACTGGGGGAAGGTGAAGTCATTTGGGTCGTCTACCGGGATTCCCTTCATCGGGCGCAGGTCGATATCATTCGGGTTAAACGACGTCGAGGCCCTGTAAAAGAAAAACGGCAGGTTTGTGGCGAAGCCCACATCCAGCCGCATATTATGTATCGTGTCCAGCTCATCCGAGAGTCTCTCTACGATCTCCATAACGCCCATCGACTCACCACGGGTGCTGGTGGTCTGGAAGTGGAGTTCGAGCAGCGGCCTCTCCCCGTGCCAATAGTGATCGGTCAGGTAGAAGCCGCCGAGGAGGGCTCGGGGAGTTTTTGACACAAAAAAGACCATCTCCTCCTCATTGCCGTCCGGGTCTGTCCACGAACAAAAGTGGGTGATGATCTCAAATTCAGGGTTGGGGTTCATCTCCGTCCTGCTTCGCCCTGACAGGGCGCGGCTATTTCCTTCGGAGTTGTCTTCCTGCCTGACGCGCCGCTGGTTTCCTGTTCCTGATCGCTGCTGGTCCGGGGCTGAGCTCACCCACCAGTCTTTGTCGCCATATGTCTCAAGGTTGGTATAGAGGCCGTCGGCCTTCTTTTTCATCAGGCCATAGCGCTCCCAGTTCCTTATCTGCACCCAGTCGGCACCTTTTGGGTTCGACTGCCGTATCGGCTGCAAGTTCATCGCGCCAATCGGGCTCACCAGATCATCCCAGTTGATGGGTGTAAGGACGGGGCCACGGTAGAATGTCCCTGTCTGCCTGTCGGCTTCCGGGGCTATGCCGCGCATAACGGGCGTGCCATCCTCGTCCTGAACAGGGAACCCCTGCGGGTCGATGACGACTTCTTCTGTTACGGCATCGGGATCTATCTGTCTGTAGGAGTGTTCGTCGTTGGCGTAGGAGATCATCCCTACTCCGCGCCCGTGGATATTTCGGATCTTGGAAATCCGCGCCCAGCGTTCGCGGGCCTGCATTCGCTTGCCCTGAAGGTGCCATTCACACAGGTGGGCCCCGCGCTGAACACGCTTCTCGTCGGCCTTATCGTCCCATTCCCCAGCGACAAGGGGCACTTGGGCCCATATGGCAATCATCTGTCGGGTATTTATGGCGTCACACAGCCAGTAGGGGGCCTGAACGTGGACATTGGCGCTGCCTGCAAAGGGGCCAACACGGTCCAGATTGTGTTTGCCGCGCCACATATTGTCATATTTCAGGTGGCGGGCAGTCCAGTTGCTGCGTGTTTCGATGTGATCCTCATAGATACCGAGGACCATATCGACTATTTCCTTCTCTTCCGCCTCATCGTAAGCGAGGGGGCGAGGGGGTGCAAATGCTTTAGCTGGCATACCTTCTCCGCTTAGTGGTGCAAATGACCCGTTTGCGCTAAGTATAGCAGATACTATATGCAGTAGTCAACAAGAAAAACCCGCAGGATATAGTGCCCTGTGAGTTTCCGTCTGGTAACAGGGCGGTGCGACGCCCCCCTTATTCCGGCTTTTTTACCTTGCAGTCTTCTTCGTTTGCCAGCCCCATTGACACCATAATCTTCGATATCTGCCCCCACACTCCCGCCCTGTCGAGGAGATGACGGGCGTTTATCTGCCTTGCATTAGCCTCCGCATCAGCCTCCGCATCGTCGTCATATGCTTCGTCGGGGTCACCCCAGATAGCGGACTCCATCATCGCGCATCTGAATTTCTTCGTGTGGAGGGGGTTGCTATCGGCCTTATACTCTTTACCCTGCGCAGTATACCAGCCTTCCAGCACCTTTTCCTCGTCCGGCCATTCTATGGCGTCGTACAGGTCCCCGAGGGTCTTAATATCCTGTGGTGGGATTGCCAACGCGATCCTCCTGCCTGCGTGGTGCCTCGTGGAAATATCGGGAAACAGACCGCTCCAGAAAGTGCAGCCCGAGCCACACCCCCTGCACAACCTCCCGTATTCCCGCTGTCAGCCCCGAGGCTGTGCGATGCGTGGGGAAGCCTTCGGGTATGACGAAGCGTGGCACCTCCTTGAAGTTGCTGTCAACGATGGCCTCTCCTGAGTTCGGGTCACGAGCTATCTGCGCCCGCAGGGCTTCTATCTCCCTCCTCTGGGTGGTGCTGTCAGCTACCTCCTCGTCCCTCACTGCTGCCACTGTTTCACGTGAAACATAGGTAGGCCAAAGGCTGCGACTCTCCTGATCTGGCCTGTTGTGGTAGTAGGCGATGCCCTCTATTCGTCGGGCCTGCTCTACCATCATTCGCGGTTCCTTCGGGATAATGACTGTCTCCGCGCTATACCTGTCCTTCAGGGATATGATATTATCAAAAAGCTCGGCATCTTCGACGCCCTCATATTCATCCAGAACCATATACATCCGCTCCAGCCGCGCCGTTGTGCCCTGCTTTCCTTTCCATACGCGCTCCCCGAGGACGCAGGCATACCCCATCCCCACGCTCTGCTTCTCGACAAAATCATTGGGGAAGCTGACGGAGATGACCGTTCGGGACACCACATACTCGAATATCTCCTCATTTCCCGGAAGGAAGTAGGAGAGGGAGACGCCTTCCCCCACAGGCTTGCTGGTTATCAGGTTCACGGCAGGGCCGTCGCCTCGTGTGTGGTATCTTCATACATGCTGGTAAAGCGCGTATGGCTATGGTCCTGCATACACCCATAAAGGGCCATAGCCGTGGCTACGGTAAGATCGACAGGCTTGTTCTGGTCCCTCTTCTTGATGCGATACCCACGCTCCGTAACTTCGGCACCACACCAGCTCAGGTGTGACCGGACGGTGGGGTTGCTGTAATACAGCATCCCCTCTGTCTCTATCGCTGATGAGAGATTATTGGAGAAAACAACCGATTCCGTCTGCTGGTTTACTTCGTGGAGGAGGTGGGCATACCCCTTCTTTGACAGCCTCTGAGCCTCAGAATACAGCTGCCACGGGTCATACCAGACGCCTCCGACGCGCTCATGTTGCATAATGCGCTCTATGAGGGCGCTAACCATCTCAACATCTACCTGCCCTGTCGATTTGGGGTCGAAGCAGTGGTGCCCCCAAACGGCGTATTTATTGGCTATCGTATCACGGTATACGCCTATAACGGCGCATGTATCACGCTTTACGCCTAGGTCCCAGCCGATATGTACGAGAGGGTGCTTCATGGTTGCATCTCGCCCGTGTCACTTGCGCTCCACGCCCTTCATTTTTTCAAAAGTTCTCAGCCCGCTCATACCCAACATCGCCGTAACCAGCTCCATCAGGTATGACGTGTCCACGGTTGGCAATTGGGAGCCATCACCAAACATATTTATAGCCCACTGAAATACAGGCTGAGCCACCATAGACCAACAGATACCAGCACCACAGACCCAGCCAATGAAAGGCCGCCAGCCAGCCACAAAGATGCTTTTATGGGAGGCTTCTGCTTCGTTGATTTTGGTTTGGGCGAGCATGACTTGGTTTGCCGCATCTACTAATCCCTTCTCAAGCTCTTCTTTTGCTCGTGCTCGTTCGTTGCCGTTTGGAATTCGGTCAACAACCGAATTAACCAGCGGCCCCACAAGACTGGCAAGCCCCAGCATCAACCCGCCGCCTTCTTGACCTTGCTAACGTCACGGTTAATTCTTTTCAACAGCTTCGCACCACCACCAGCCATTGCGCTACCACCAATCAGATAATCAACATACGGACCCGCCGACAACGCACTCACACCACCCGAAATCGACTGAAGAAGCTGAACGTCGAAAACGTAACATATGACGATGGAGACACCTAGCATCACCTCATCCCAATGGTCATCTGTCTTAATGACCCCACGAACATTCTCCAACGCGAAACTCACCACCGACGAAATACACGTAAACGTAATAACCGTCTCAACCAATCCTTCGAGTCCCATAAAGTTACCTTTTTGCAACCTTTCTTGATGGTTTACGCCCCGATGTCTTTGCTGCTTTCTTTGCTGCTTTCTTCCCTGCGGCTGTATACGGATAATGCTTTCCTTTAACCTTTGGCATAATCAACCCTCCATTGCATTTGTGTATACCAGAACAGGCTTGCGTTCGCCCATATACGCGATCCCCCGAACTGTGTTGAACTCCGTGAACTCTTGGGCGTCTTCGTAGGACATGCCATCGCGCTCCATGAGCATCTCCACAATCTTGCTGTAGTCATACACTAACCGAACATCCGGGTCTTCGACGGTCCCTATGCAACAAGCCCCGAAATCTTCGTGAGGCTCCAGAACAACAGCCCCGTCATATCTCTCGCCTGTCAGGTCCACGGCTCTCTCTTGCCCCCGTCATATAGCCGTGCGTGGTCCTCGCGGACCAGCAGCTGGCATACGTCCGTGCGCTCATCGTCAATTACGGCGTAGGGAGTAGCCAACACGCGACCGAATTTCCCTCTGCCGTGGGATTCAAACTCCACGGAGTCGGCGGCCTCCAGTATCTCCTTGAGCCGTGCCTTCGCCGCCAATCCCAAAGCCTTCTCTTCCAGATTTCTTGTGCGACTCTCTGGCGTATTGATGCCCGCAAAGCGTAGGCGTAGCTTCAGGCTTACATCGAACCCAAGGTCGGCGTCTACGTCGATGGTGTCTCCATCTATAACACGGCGAACCGTGCATCCGTAGTAAAATTTAGTCTTCATCGGCAACGGGCTCCGTTTTTTCTGTGGTGTCTCATGAGAAGTGGTTCATCTCCGGGTCTATGGCGGCGGCAATGGCGGCATCCATCTTGGGGCTGACTTCGATGAAGTTCCTCACTATTGCCGCTGTCTGGTCGGGGGAGTGTATCGCTTCGTGGTAGGCGACAGGCAGATATGCTATTCCCGCCTCCGTCATGTGCGTCTTCGCCTGCGCCACGGTCTTCTCCATCGCACCCCAGAGGCTTTTCAGGTTGAAATTGTATGGGTCGTCGCCAATGAGGTGGTCCTGCGATGCCATCGTCTCCGCCGTGGGGCGCGTCATCAGTATCGCTCGCCAACCGCGAAGGGGCATACCGGGGATGTAGGGACATATGACCTTCGCGGCCATTCCGTCTGCCTCGTTTACCCAGTCATAGTTTTTGCCCTTTATTTCGGAATGCTCGAAATACCCACGGGGGTTGTGCTCATCAGCTTCCCTTGCGTCATCACAAAAGGGCTGTATTCCTGCAGCTAGGAGCATCTGCATCATCATCGACGTGCCCGTCCGGGGCATTCCCGTGACCACCGTCATCATCGGGGCTTCTCCTTGCTGACATCGCGGTATTCATTGCGGGCCTTGAGTGCTGCCTGCGCTTCTGCCAGCGTCTCCCCGAGGTGGATCATCTCTATCTGGGCCTCCCCGTTTGGGGGGATATTGACATTCCAGAGGTCGAGCCTCCCCGGAACGGCTACCTGCGGGAACCCCGCCCACGCCATGAAGGTTGTGCAGGTGACATACTGGCGCTCAAGAAGGCTCGTCTGGTGTGGCTTCGACTCTATCAGGCACACCTGCGGCGGTATCGGCAGGCCCCCGTCCGTTTTCCCTACCAGCTGGTAGAAGTGCCCCACCGTCACCTGCGACGGCTTTTTGACGATGATACTTCGGACGGTAACTGCCATCTTCCCCCTCCTTCAGGTCCTTGCGGTCTACGAGCCTGCCATGCTCCACTGTCACCATCGGCACCTTCTGAAAGGGCTCGGGGCAGTCTGGCGCTCTCTTCTGAATAAGCAGAGTATTGCAGTCCGTGTCAAAGGCCAGCCGAACTTCGGACCCCAGCGTCAGCCCCATCACTTTCTGTGCGATCTTCTTGGGGATCGCCACGCAATATGAGCCATTGCGATCCCACACGGTTGCGTCTTTTATCAGCTTTACACCCATATCTCTATGCTCACCCCCTGATTTGCCTTGCTGGACTTTATCCATTTATACTCAGGATGTCCATACCTGAAGTTCTTCGGCCTGTCATCTTCCAAGATGCCGCGCTTGACGATGGCGTCGATCACATATTTGAAGCTGATGACGAGGTTGTCATAGTCCGGCTCCTGCGTCGTACACCTGCGGAGGAAGACATCGGCGACACCGTGGGGGGCGCGGGGCTTCTTTGTGTGGACCTGTATGAGCTGCTGCCACTTCTTCTTCTCTTTCCCTTCGGCGAACCTGCTGGCGCGTCCCGAGGAGGCGATATTCAGGAGCGGCAGGTCCTTGATAAAAACGTCCACAATCTTTTCCATACGGAAACAATACACCCAACCTGCACGGAAAGCAAACTAATCCTTGACAGGGAGGTTTTGTTTCCGTATAGTTTAGCCACACTGAGAGGAGGTGCGGGGAAAATCACCAACTTTCAGTTTTCGGAGGGTTCGGCTACATTCCGGGCCACCGGAAAGGCGCAAGGGGGGTCGGAATACTCAGGGATTTCGGGGGAGAAACTCTGGGGACTGCCGATCCCTCTTTTTTTAGGGAAGCGATGATACTCTCAAGAAAAGAAAAGGCAGCAATCATAGAGACGCACTACGACGCCAAGGAGGACTGGCTCTACGACCTCATTGCCGAAGTGGAGCGGTATACCCTCGAAGTCGTCATCGAGCAGATCCTCATACACCACGAAGGCTGGCGCGTTGCAGCGCTTCTGAACAGGCTGGCGCGTATGCGCAGGGGGCAGATAGACCCGGATCGCAAGGTCCCGGCACGCATCACGAAGCGCGATCTGGCACAGCGCCGAAAAAACAGGGAGAGGGAGATATATGCCACGGTCGCCGCAAAAGAAAAAGCTGAGAGACAGCGAATCCGTGCTCTCAGGGCTGCTGCAAAGCCTGAGCGCGAATGAATCAGCAGAAATGAAGATGAGGAAATATAACGGCACCGTTATGGGTGCCGTCATGAGGGGCACCCAGATAGCAGAGCGCCTCTTTGAAATCGACGAAAACTGCCTGTTGCGCATAACCGTAACGGTAGCTCACAAGCCACCACACGAGGTTGACGATGCACAGGAGCGGGCTCTTGAACAAGAGGAAGCACTTTCGGACAGTTAAAGGGTTTACGGCGTGGGAAAAGCGGCTGATGATTCTGGCCTTTAGCACTGGGCTCAGTGCGGGAATATGGGGAATGTTTTTATGGGCGGTAATATGGAACTAATACTGGAAAAACTCCTTGAATGTGTCCTCGCAGCAGGCTTTTTTGCTGTAGGATACCACACGGGGCGCAAAAAGGCCCAAAATAGCGTCCCAAACACGCAAGAACGTGAATTTCAGCAGGATCTTGACGCTATATACAAAAAAATTACGTCCGAAATGCAGAATACCCACAAAAAAGACAACGACTTCTAGGAGAAACCATGCCATCATACGGAGCAAGGAGCCGCAAAAACCTCGACGAGTGCCACCCGATGCTTCAGAAGCTCTTTGAGGAGGCCATAAAGCACTACGACTGCTCCATAACCTGCGGACACCGAAATAAAGAGGACCAAGACGCCCTTTTCGATCAGGGGCGCTCACAGGTGCGCTATCCACAGGGAAAACATAACCATACACCCTCTCTGGCGGTGGATGTTGCGCCATATCCCATAGATTACGAAGACCGGGAGCGCTTCTATTTCCTCTCGGGGCTCATCAAGGGCATCGCCGCAATGATGGACATACCCATACGCTGGGGCGGCGACTGGGACTCCGATATGGAATTTGACGACCAAAAATTTGACGATCTCCCCCATTTTGAACTCAACCTGCCCCCAGCACCACCCAAATGACATTCGGCAGCCTGTTCAGTGGCATCGGAGGAATAGACCTCGGCCTTGAACGCGCCGGAATGAAGTGCCTGTGGCAGGTAGAAATAAACCCCTTCTGCCGCCGAGTGCTGAAAAAGCACTGGCCGGACGTAAAGAGACTCGATAATGTCAAATTTGCCGGAGCCAAAAACTTGGAACCAGTTGACCTTGTTGCTGGAGGATTCCCCTGCCAAGACGTCTCAGAGGCAGGAAAACGAACAGGCATCCAAAAAGACAACAACTCAGGGCTCTGGATCGAATTTCACAGAATCATTTGTGAGCTACGACCCCGATACGTCTTCGTGGAGAACGTCACAGGCTTGCTTATTGACGGGATGGGAAGAGTTCTCGGGGATCTGGCCTCAATCGGGTACAATGCAGAATGGGAAGTGCTATCAGCGGCAGACGTCGGCGCCCCCCACCTTCGTAAAAGAGTCTTCATTGTGGCCCACAGTGACAGCGCAGGACGCCAAGAACAACGCCGGAACCAGCCAATGGAACCGAAAAAGCCCCCCACTGAACGTGGCCGTTTACACAAAATACCCGAAAAAGCTGCTGCCAACACCACTGAGCGGAGACTCCAACATTGCCGCACCCAACCAGAACACCCGAAGCTTGGGAAGACACATCCGAAGAACAGAGGGTTCTGGGAAACTGAACCCGACGTGGGTAGAGTGGCTGATGGGGTTCCCAAGCGGGTGGACAGGCTCAAGGGGCTAGGCAACGCTGTAGTACCACAATGCGCCGAATATATCGCCAGAAAAATAATCACGGAGAAGATATGAACACATCACAAGAATCACTCCTGAAATGGAAATATGAAGAAATTAAAAAAGCAAAGACCCACGCCAGAGAACTCCTCAAAAACCCCGAATGGCTCGAAAAACAAAAAAAAAGACACGCCGAAATGACAAAACGAACCCCACAACAAAAAAACAGTTGACAATGACACCAAAATATACGATCATTGTTCAGGGCAGATAAGACAGCAGGAAACATAATCAACAGGTTTTAGACTTACCAAGCTCCGTCGAGACTGCCTACTCTGCCCAAGATTATGCTTCCTCCCGACGGAGTTTTTTATACATAACCAATAAGAGTCGTAACGCAGGCTGACGACTATAAACAAACGCTGCCGGATCGGGCACGAGACGCCGCACCTCACAGCGATGAGGAGTCGAATCGAAGGGAAAGCCCAGAATAGCCACCAGCGCTTAGGCCCCAAGCGATTCCAAAATTAACACCAACAGCTATACCAAAGAAACACGTCACGGACGCTGACGTAAAAACCTGAAAAGGCGCGTGGTCAGGGGGGCGAAGCCCTTTAGAATATCCCCTGATACCCAAAAGTCAAAATCAACACCAAAATCCCACCACACGTATCCAATACTAAAAAACAATAGTGGCCCACAACTGGACCACTAATCCCACCGTGGACCAAATCTCACCATATCTGAACCACAAACTTCCTGCTACTTTACCCCCGTGCAAAAAAAGGGGCCCCCCTAAAGAAAGATCCCACTCAAATGTGGTGGGCGCCGATGGGGGGAAGCATTGGTCGATGAAAAGATCAAGATCAAAGTCAAAACCCAGATCAAAGACCATAATGGGCTCGCTTCGCTCGGCCTTTTAGGTGACCCAACGCCGCGCACGCCGGTGGGAAAAATTTTCCCAGGTGGGGTTGAAATTCTTTCCTACTCTCTCTCGGGGGGGGGCTCGGTGGCTCCGGCT